AGATGGAGGAAGAGGATAATGGAAAAAGATCTGCAACTTATGAGTTTACCATCTTTGGTTTCAGAACCACAAAATCAACCAAGCATGAAAGATATTGCACAAGAGGTGATTAAAAGACAAGTGGCAAGAAAAGTTATGGAGAGGGTAGGAATAAATGCTGCGAAAGCCTCTGGTATAGGATCTTTGCTAGGCATAGGTGGAGCTGTGTTTGGACCATTAGGTGCCGTCTCAGCTTTGGCGGGTAGATCTTTGGGTATTTCTGATTTTTTAAGTAATAAAAGAGCACAAAAAGAAGCTAGAAGACAAAGACTTTCTGATCCACAAGGAGATGTTGTGACTTATCCTGTTGGTATTATGTCTATGCAACCTACTGCACAGGATGAAGCACGAGGCTCAGGTGGCGGTGGGGGTGCCGGCAATTATGGAATGCCAGGTAGAGCTGCTTCAAGTTATGAGGATTTATAATGGCTAGAATAGATATTGTTATACCTGAACCATCACAAAAATACTCATCTGAAAATCAAAGACAGATAAGTCAGTCTTTACGAACAATGCAAGATAAGTTAAATACTTCGTATCAACAAGAATTAAAAAATGAACAAGATACATTTAATTACTTTATATCATGACAATTCAATATAAAAATGCTGGAATAGATTTAACAACAACAGGGACAACTTCTGTTTTAACATCACCTGCAAATGCTAGATGTTTAGTAAAACAAATTCAAGTTGATAATGCTTCTAGTAGCCCTGTTAATCTTTCTGTGCAAGTCACCGATAGCTCAGCTTCGGCAACTTTTGCAATACATAGAAAAGCAATACCAGCTAACACCATAGAAAATATTATTTCACAAACTTTAGTTTTAGAAGAAAGTGATATTCTTAAAATGACAGCAGGCACTGCGAATGAAATACAAGGCATAATTAGTTATGCGCAGATAGATCGATCGCAGGAAAATGGATAATGACAGAAGTTGAGTTTTTTTTAGAATCTCATACATGTGATGAATTAATAAATTTTTATAAACAAAATTTAAATGATTCTATAAAATTTAACAAAAGATTAGTATTGGATTTAAGTAAATACGATGAAAATCCAATGATACATAATATTATTAATAAATATATAAAACTTAAACCAAGAAAAAAATTAAAAAATATTGAATTGGCTTATTGGCCTATTGGTGAATCTCATGATTGGCATGATGATACCATATACTATGACGTAACAACCATAACTTATTTAAATGAAAATTATAAAGGCGGTATCACCACAGTTGAAGATTATAACATAAAGCCTGAAAAAGGAAAAATTTGTATTTTTGATTCTTCTAAAAAACACAAGGTGAGCACTCTTGAAGCAGGTGAAAGATTTGTTTTATTAGCGTGGTATGTAAATGGCTAAAAGAAAATTTGTAAATTTTGTCCCAAGACCTAAGCCTCGTAAGCGGCCACGAAGACATAAGAAAAGTCTTTCAAAAAGTGAAAAAAGAAGTTATAAGAAATATAATCGACAAGGAAGATAATATGAATGACTTACCTAAAATACCTGTAGAAGCAAAAGAAATTATAAAACATAAAAGAACAGGAAAAATATATGAATCTAAAGCAGCTTTCGATGCAGACGTTGCTGATCCTAATACAGATACCACTAACGATGATTTTAGACAAGATTTAGAAGTAAAAGTTACAAGAGCTGGTGCTATGGGTGCTTTTACAAAAAAATAATGAAAGCTAGAGGCGCAACAGAGCTACAACATGAATTTTTAGAAAAATATGTTGATAAAGATTTATTAAGTAAATTTCAAATATGCACATCTATTCCTGGAAAAGTGCCACTGGACACCAGTAAAATAAATATTCTTTGGCAAAAAAATTCTTGGGATCAACCAAATTTGCAAAATTTTTTTAGAAACAAAGACAGACATCATGAATATGATTGGTATGTATTCAACTCTCATTGGAATTTTGAAAAATTCAGATACTTTTTTCAGTTACCTGAGGACAAATGTATTGTAATTAAAAATGGTGCAAGTCATTTTCCAAAAAGAAAAATATATAAAAAAGGTGAACCTATTAAAATTTTACATCATTGCACCCCATGGAGAGGTTTAAATGTGTTGTTGTTAGCCATGCAACACGTACAAAATAAAAATATAACACTAGATGTTTACAGCTCTAATGAAATATATGGTAAAGAGTTTGCTGATAAGGCAAACAAAGATACCGAAGAATTATTTAATCAAGCTAAACAATTACCCAATGTAAATTATATTGGTTATAAACCTAATGAATTTATTTTAGATCACATAACTGATTATGATTTATTTGTTTATCCATCAATATTTGAAGAAACATTTTGTGTCTCTGCTTTAGAAGCCTTATCAGCAGGTCTGCATGTAATTACTACAAATTTTGGTGCTTTGCCTGAAACTTGTGCGGAATGGCCAGTCTATGTAAATTATACGAAAAACTTTGATCTATTAGCAACGACCATAGCTGGAGCTATTGATATTTCAGCTAGCTATCTTCATACAGATACAATACAAAAACATTTAGATGAACAACAAAAGTATTATAAAAATTTTTATAGTTGGGATAAAAAAGCGATAGAGTGGAGTAATTTTTTGAAAGGAGCTTTAAGTGTCAAACAATAAATATATAAACGAAGATACATACCAAACATTACAAGAAGTAAATATAGAAACACAATCGGATTATCAAAAGGCAATAGAACCATTGTGGAAAGAAAATAAAGATCAATACAAAGGCATGGAGGTGTTTGTAGCCACGCCTGTCCATAGTGAAGTTTCAATACATTACACCCAAGCATTAATAGAGTTTCAACAAGAATGTTTTAAAAAAAAACTAAAAGTTTCATTTCATTTAATTAAATCATCATTAGTTACCCAAGGTAGAAATTTATCTGTAGCTGGATTTTTAGGATCTAAAGCAACACATTTACTATTCATAGACTCAGATATTTATTTTCAAGGCAAGTCAATATTTGCTATGTTGAAAGCTAACAAGCATATCATATCTGTTCCATATCCATTAAAAACTTTAATGTGGGATAAAGCTTTTGCTAAAATGCAAGCTGGCCAAATTAAGTCGCCTGATGATATTAGAAGAGCTTTACATACATATCCTATGAAGTTACCTGACCCTAATGATATTAAAGTAAACAAAGGCATCATAGAGGTAACCGATTCTCCTACAGGATGTATGCTAATAAAAAGAGAGGTTATCGAAAAAATGATTGAAAAATATCCTGAAAAACAAATTGTCCAAAAAACTGTAATTAATGGTAAGTATGTAGACAAACCTAATATGTGGAATTTTTTTGACACTTTACACGATCCGAAAGAGAAGACTTATAATGGTGAAGATTTTGCCTTTTGTAAATTATGGAGAGATATTGGTGGTAAATGCTATGCTTATATTAACGATGCTATAGTGCATGTGGGTGAACACCAATACCAAGGTAAGTTTCACGATGAGTTGATATCAGCTAAGTAAAATGGTAATATTTTACATTTAAGATCTTAAAAGGAGAATTTAATAGTGATACAATTTTTACCCTACGCATTAGCGGCTTATGGAGGTTATAGAGGATATAGAGATTCTAAAGATCAGGGAATAACTGGCATCAATAGACTATTAAATACAGCGTTAGGTGCATACACAGGATATAATTTAGGACAAGCTGGTGGTTTTGCACAACGAGCAGGATTTGGTGACCCTGCAAGTGCGAATTTTCTTCCAAGTTTTACACAAACACAAACAGGTGGTAATTTAGCTAATATGCTTGGTTTAAAATCTGCACCCGTAACGAAATATGTAGGTTCATCTACAGCACCTGGAACTAAGGGAGGTATCACTTTAGCTCCAGCAGATGCGAAAGAGGGTGGTGGTATTTTAGATATTTTAAGAGAAGGTGGAGACCCTGATGCTAAGTTTTCTCCTGGTAGAGTTTCTGCAGCAATTGCAGCAGCAACTTATTTTGGCGGTGCTTTTGACCCACAACCTACAGACATATTTATGCCCGGTTACAATGTGAATTATTTAGATATGAGAGCTCAGAGGCCTGGTTTTAAATTCATAGATCCAACTACAGGAGAAGAAAAAGAATATCAAAGAATATACGCTCCAGAGGAATCAGGTAGAGGAGAAAGACGTATTGGTCCTTACTCATTTATTCAAGAGAGATTGAAAGAGGGTGGATTAGCTGAAATAAAAAAATTTAACGAAGGTGGTATAAATTACTTACCATCAAAAATGACCCATGATGAAAACGATTCTAACAATTATGTTAGAGCATCAGGGTATGTAGAGGACGGAGCAGGAGTCGGTGACAAAGACGAAGATACAATGTTAGCTCAATTAGCAGAC